AGGGCACCGAGCACAGACATAATGCGAATAGCATCCCAGTTAGTCCCCTCTTTAAACTCACTTGGTTTAAACTTAGCCGGACCAACATAACGAGGACCTTGTATATCCGGGTCAGATTCGAAATCTTTACCCTTCGATGACCATTTTAAGGAGGCAGCAATTTCCTGTGCAACTTGTTTATCTTCAACACGACGCATTGCGCCGTCTTCATCATAAAAAGTCACAGCAACCGCCTCTCCTCCCTCATAATCAAGATAAGGTCTTCGTAGACGCTTCTTTCCATATGTCTTACGATCACCATTATTTTTATTCTTATTAGCTTTAGCGCGCTCCTTCTTTTCCTTCTTACTTACCTTGTGTGGTTTTCGGAAGTACTTAATGAGCACCAGGATACCTCCCAGCAAAACTATAAGTATAATAATGGCGACCCACGGATTTTTCTTAACATCTGCCCGTAGACGGTGAAGATACATAATATCTTCTTGTTGATCCCAGACCTGCTCTAAACTTTTCTGCATAGCTGTCTTAGCCATGGTTTGTCCAGAAAAATCATGATTCGGTCCCGGGACATGTTTTGTTAAGCACAACTTACACATAACAGCAACAGGTTCCGCTACAGGAAAAGTTACAGACACATCCGCAACGGGGTTGGTCGCAGCAACACCCGCCTCAAGTGGAACAGTCGCAGTGTCCACTTTGCCATTCTGTTTCACCTCACAAGAGCAATTCGGCTTATGACTTGAAGCTGAGCAAGCACAAGATTCTACACGTCCGGCCAAATCTACCGCGGCCTCAACGACCTCGTTTAAGAGACGACCATTGTCAAATTCTTGTGCTGCTTGTTCAGACATACCCGCTGGTCTAGCAAAGAGCCTCGCTAGTAAGGACCAACCAGAAGCAGCATCTCTCACCCAGGAGAGTACCTTCTTCAAATGACCCCATACATTGAGACCTCCTTCTACACCATCCATTGCAAATAGAGGTATAACAGAAATAGCAGCCATACCATCAAACCAATTGTAAATAGTAGAGGCATCATAACCGAAAACTTTTCCGGCTTCCTTGCGCTCGCCTGATTCCTTGACACTACGCAAGTACCAACGCGAATACAGGTTACGCAAAAGAGCGATGCATACCAACACTACACTAGTGACAGTATAAGCAGTGACAAATCCCGCACCAAGGTCCATCGTATCGGACGCCTTCTGAAGGACAGGACTAATCTTAGCCGCAGCTTCATCAGCCTTCCTATTAATAACGGTCGCAGCGTTATCAATTTTTTGATTAATAATAGTCGCAGTACTATCAATCTTATTATTCAGAACAACAGTCCCAATACGTATCTCACGCATAGTGAGAAGAGCCTCAGTGTAAAACTTGTACACACCGTACCCAAATGCAGCAATGACGCCAATCACCACCACACCGAGCACAACCATACCCAGCACAGAGAAAACCGTTTGC